CTCTTTAACATATCTTCTAAAAGGAACATAACCAATATAAATTTTATTATCAATTATTTCCACTATATCTGATCTTGTTTTCTTAAATCTTCTACCAACTTCAGATAAGTTATGAGTTTCAGCATAAGTTTCAAAAATCTTAAGAATAAAAGGAGCTTTTTCAGGATCAGGAACAATCATTTTATTTTCTCCTCTGATATATCCAGTAGCAGGATTCCCATGAACAAAATATCCTGCCTTTGTCTTTTCTTCTAAATTACTTCTTATTCTCAAAGACATTTGTTTTATATCTTCAGCTCCCCAAGCTAAGAATATAGAGAGAGTCATAAAGTCTTTTAAATATGGTTGAGATATACTATCAAAAGTAATTTTATATAATTCTAGTTCTTCAAAAAATTTCATTCCAGTAGATATTTTTCTAGCTATTCTTGAAACTTCCCAAAAAACTATTTTAGTATAGATCTTTTTACTAATAGCTTCAAATAGTTCATTAAATTCTTTTCTGTCATCTATTCTTCCACTTTCAATATCTTGATAAACTTTTAAAACTTCATAATTTTTTTCTTTACAGTAGTCCAAACATTTTTTTAACTGGATGTTAAGGGAGCTCTCACTCCCATTATCCTTACTTTGTTCTTTTTTAGAAACTCTTATATAAATAGCTACTTTTTCCATTTATGAAGCCTTTTTTCTTAAAATTAATTTTTTATAAAGTTCTTCAATTTGTTCAACTACTGTATTTTTTATTATATCATCTCTTTTTTGTTCCATATTTCCTCCTTCAAGAAATTTTCTTTTCTTTGTCCATATTAGCTAAAAATCCTAGATTAGTTAGAATATTATGTATTTTCAATCTGCCTTTTTGAGTCCATTTTGTAGTTGGTATTGCTTTATCTGTTCCATCTTTTCTTTTCATTATTATAGTTTCAGACTTCGTATAGCCTTTATTCATATGTTCAGAGTATAGAAGCCATTGACCATTAACATTTCTTATAAATCTTTCATCATGTAATATTTTATTTAATCTAATTCCTGATATTCCATAATCTGCTGCAATCTGTGTTATTGCCATTGTATCCTCAGTAGATAAAATTTTATCTAAATATTCTTTAGCTGGCTTTAACTCAATTATCTGTTTATCTTTTTCTTTATTTTCTAAAATTAATTGTTCATTTTGTTTTTTAGTTTTTCCAAACTCTATTAACATTTCTCCAATTTTCTCAGGGCTTTTCATCATAACTTCAAATACATTGTCAGTTAAATACATTCCGGTCTTTCTGATGCAAGGTAATATTTCATCGCATACCCTATCTTGAAATTTTCTAGCAACTTCATTATTTGCTTTCATACATAACTTATAAAATATATTTTCTTGAATATATTCAGGTAAATTCTCTTTTCCAACCCCATCGCCACAAGTGGCGATGCCAAATTCTTTTAAATATTCTTTTAATCTAGCCCATCTAACTACTCTATTTCCACTCTTAGCTTTATCAGTTATACCTAAACCTTTTGCTACATCTTCAAGATTTAGCCAAGCAGTACCTTTTTCATCTATATATCCTCTTACATTATTTATCGTTACAATTTCATTCATTTTTATCAACTCCTATAACTTTATCTATTATCTTTTTAATCTTTTTTATATCTTTCATCTATATCAATCATTTTTACTCCTTTTCTCATAGTACATCATTAAAAGTTATTTCACTGTGTACCCAATAAAAATATTTGTTAGACATATCTATAAGTCTATTTACTTCTTTTTCTATATTTAAAGTTTTAACAACCTTTTTCAATCTAAATAAATCTTTTACCATTCTTGCCCAGGATCCCAATGTTCCAACAAAGCCATTTGGTAACTTTTGAAGTTTATCATCTATTGTTACGAGTGGCTTTTCTCCACAGCCAGTTATAGCTTTTTCAATAGATTTTTTTAGTAGATTATTGTAGAAAAAATTAGTTTCCACATTTTCGGCCTCATTCTCAGTTTCAAAGTTTTCATTAAATAATCTATCCGCTAAAACTCTACTTTTACAAATTTCCATATATCTAGAAAATGGTATAATACCATCATTTTCTCTTAATTCTTTATCCCAAATATCCTTATGGTTTTTGCAAATTAAAGATATGTTTAGTAGTGTAAAAGCAAGTTTAGATTCTTCCAATTGTTCATTTGTTGGTTGTCTTGTAATTTTAATTTCTTGCTTCTCATTCACTTTTACTATGTTTTTCTTACGAGGCTTAGCTTTTATCATATAACTGCCTCCCTTACTTTTTTAAGCTTAAAATCAAAGAAATCTATATTTGTTTTGATTAAGCTGTAATCTCTATCATCTAGTTTTTCATAGTTCAGAAATTTTTTTATAACTCTTTTTTTGGCTTCAGATATTTCTTGGAGTTTTTTTTTAAATATATAATTTTCTTTTTTATCTATCATATTTTTTAGTTTATTAAATTCCTTTTGTTCTAGCTCATCTGCTTTATGCTCTAAAACTTTAGATATTGCATATTCGTAAAATTCATTGTCATTTTCATAGCCCCACATTTTCTCCTCCAAGTTTCTCTATTTGCTCTTTTAATTCAATTAGACACTTATCACATATATCAATTATTGTACCTCCACTAGAGTTTTCTACTCTAATTTCTATTACATTTACATTATTAGTACTATTACAACAATTGCATCTAATTCCATAAAATTTATATCTTGTTGTTTTGTCTATTTCACTATTTTTTATTAGTTTAATCATTTCCAATCTCTCCTGATCTCACCTTAGCCCAGAAGTCTTGCCACTCTTTGCTATCTATTATTTTTTGTGCTTCTTCTTTTTTTTGGAAGTAGTTACCTAATTCATATCTACGGTTATCTAATTCTACTAAATTTTCTGAATCAATTTTTATTACATCTACACCAGCAATAGAATAATAAATTTCTCCTTCTTCTGCTCTCCATCTCTTAAGTATTCTGTATTTTTCATTATATTCATCTACTGTTCTTTTTAATTCTTCTATATAAATATTTTCTATTATAAAAGGTACATTTAAAGAAGTGTCATTTAATAAAATAGTAAAGTCATTTTTATTATTAAAATAAAAATTAATTGCAGGTTTTTTAACTTCATCTAATACATCAAATTCAGTAACTGTATATCCAGCTTTTTCTAATTCTTTAATATTTAATTTTGTAGGATAAAAGACAGAATATTCATCATTTATTTTTTTAATTTCTATCTCTAATACCTTTTCTTTCTTCATTACTTCCTCCTATTTTCCATACTTTTAACATCTTCCCGACGTCAGCAAAATGTTCAACTTTAGAATTTTACGGCTGTTTCAATTTTGGAAACAGTCGCTATTCTTGACACGTATTTATTACTGATTTTAAAGTTGCTATTTGCTGCATGTATTCATCAGAAATTTCATCAAAGCCATTTCTTTCATAATAAATTTCAAATTTTTTTTCAAATCTTTCTAATGTTTCTTTTACTTCTGCCATACACATATCCTCTATATATTCAAGAATTTCTATAACAGAATATTTATTTTTTCTTATACTTTCTTCAATTCCATCTCCTTTTAAAAATTCTTGAATATCTTTTATCCTTTCAGTTGCATATTCTTTTATTTTTATTTCTCCTCCTTGAAAGCTTGAAAATGTCCTTTGTAAATCCTTTTTAACTCTCTTATTTGCCTATCATCTAAATAAATTCCTACAACATGATATTTGTGACTAAAATCTTTTGTTCCTATTGCATGAACTTCATTATGATGGTCAAAACATAAACACATTACCCTTAGTTCCCTTCCATCATCATTTTTATAACCACCAATACGAGCTACATTATCATAATGATGTAAAACTCCATGTTCTTTTCCACAGATACAGCAGATTTTATTTTTTAAACACACATAATGATAAGCTTTAGTATACTGGTCAGCTAGGTTTTCAACATCCATTTTTAGTGGAACATCATAATATATACAAGTTTCTAGCAACCACTTAACCAAGTCATTAGCTTGGCTTTGTGTCAATGTATTTAGTGCTAAGCTAAATGTCTTATTCTCAATTAAAGTACTTTGTAAAGATTTTATAAATGTTTCTTTTAACTCTTTTTCTATCTCTCCAATAGTTTTATCTTTATTCTTTTCCAAATATTTAGAAAAAAATGTAATTGGAGATTTTAAAGGTTGCATATCATAGACTTCTAAAAATCTTTGTTTTAATTGCTTCTTAGTTTCTTCCAAGTCTAAACTATAAGCTTTTTTTCCTGCATCTTGACCTGTGAATGAATTAGAGATATCATTCATAATTGCATATATTAATTTTTGTGTTTCTCTTGAATAACCTAGCTTATCCATTATTATTTACTCCTATCTTTTATTTTTTAAAAAATCTTGAACAAACCAAAGTTGTCCACATCCACCACCAATTGTATCCTGTCCACTAGGATCAAAAACTCTAACATTGTAACCATCTTTTAAAAAATCATTAGCAATTTTATTTATAAATTCTAAATCTCTAAATTCAGATTTTAACTTATTTTCTTTATCAATATTACATATTACTGAAAATGTTAAATAAAAATATTTTGCTGGAAATAAATCTTTCAGTCTATTTATTTCTTCTAAACTTGTATTATTACCATCTATGCAGTAATTTAAAAATACTGGTCTATTTGTTTCATTACTCCATATAATTCCATAATCTCTAATTTCTCTTAAATTCATTTTATTTTTATATGGTATAAGTTTATTTCTCTTTTCTTCATCTGCTTGATGTATTGAAAATTGTAAGCCTACATTTTTTATTTTTTTTGATATTTCTAAGATTTCATTTAAAGTATTATTATTTTTTAATCCAACTGTTGACAATAAAAGTTGTGCATTTGGATACTTTTTATTCAATTCTTTTATAGCTTCTTTGATATTAGAGAAGTTAAACATTGGCTCCCCCATTGACATAAACATTATTTGAAATTTTTTTATTTTTTGAGTAGTTTCAATTTCTTTTAAAACTTTTTCTTTTATTACATAATCTATTTGATATAGAATTTCATCAACAGTTAAATTTCTTATGAAATTATTACCTGTACCACAAAAAGTACAAGCAACAGGACAACCACATTGAGTGCTACAACATATTACAGTTCTTTCATCATAACTACCATATTTATATAGAACACTTTCTACAACAACATCATTTTTCTTAGAAAAAACAAATTTGCTTACATTATTATCTATAAATTCTCTAACATTAAACATTCCTTTATCCCCCTAACTATTTAATTTCTTTTTCATTTGTGAATATTCTCTTTTAGTTAATTCCTTAATATCTTTTTTATAGTGCTCTTTTATATAACTTTCCATATTTATATCAAAAAATTTACAATAAGTTTTTAAATCCTCTAACTCTTTTTGAGTACATTTTTGACTAAACTTAACTAAGACATCATGAGCTGATTGAAGGTCTTTTAAATCTAAACTTCCAAGATTTTTAGTTTTATATTTCTTTAAAATACCTTGCACATCCTCATTTGTTGCTATATTTGTTATAGCTTCACATAATAATTTCTTTTGATTTATCTTTAATTGATTTTCAAGAACTTCTAAGTCTTCTATACTCATCATTCCTATTTCAGATAATTTATATTCTTTTTCATATTCATCTCTGTTTCTTTCATCTACCATTGAATTAATAGAGCTGATTAATTGTTGCTTTTTAGCTCTTGAAACTTCTTCATAAGAAGCAACTTCATCTCCATCAAGTCCAATTCCTAAATTTCCTAATGCTCTACCTACTGCCGAAGTTTCTGCATTTTCTACATGAGAAGTTTTATTTACAAGTGAGCTTTTTTCGTCTCTTAACTCCATTGCTGTTCCAGTAGATTTTAAAACTCCAGTTTCATCTCTTATAATTACTCTGCAAGTTGCTACTTCCTGAGTAATTGAAAGCCATTCAGTCTCTAAACTCCAATTTTTAAAATTTTCAGAACTTCTAAATTCTTTTAATCTTTCAACAACTGGAACATAATTTTTACCTTTTATATTTATAGTTTTCATTTTGTCCTCCTATATAAAATTATCAAAGTCATATAACTCAATGTATTTGTTATAAACTTTTAAGACTATGTTAATTAACCATTTAATTTTGTGCTTAACTACATCCATAAAAGATGCTTTCATGTATTCAATCATTTGACATTCCCCTCCCAAAGTTCTAAAACTTGTATTATTGCTAAGGCTCTCTTTAATGAAAGCCCATTTAATTCAACTCTATCCCAGTATTTATCTAAAATAGTTCCTTTCAACATTTTTAATCCTCCAATTCTCTTACTTCTCTAATAAAATCTTTTAACAAATCAATTTCGCCTTTTTTAACTCCTCTTAAATAAGAAGTGTTATAACCAGCAATGTCATTTTCTTCTATTAATTTATCAGTGTTTTTTATTGACTCTTTTGCTGTTTTATACATTTTTTCAATTAGTTTCTCTCCTATTGTTTTGTCTATGTATTCCATTTTTCCTCCTTAGAGGGAGCTTTTACACTCCCTTATAAATATGCTCTTGCTGGATATAATCTTTCAGATGCTGCCATTTCTAAATCACTAAATCCTTGATTTATGTTTTCTAATCTTTTTATTAAGTCTTTTAAATCTTTTAATTCAGTATTTAAATTGCTGAAACAAGGATCTAATATGATTTCAAATATATTTTCTTCATCTTCTGTATTTCCAAAATTAATTTTAATTTTTCTTGCTCTATCTTCTATAACATAAGGTTCATTAGAATGATTAAATTCAACTGTTTCTTTTAAATAACTTTCTAATAAATCTTTTAAATATTTGCTTTCATATTCTTCCAAGATGTCAAAATCTTGATTGAATA